CGACATTCCAGGAGTTCGTTGTCGGCATCGGAGCCGCCTATCTATGTGCCGCCACATCTCGCGCATTCTGCGCGGCCTTGTAGCGACGAAAGTCCCCAGACGCCAGCGCCGCATCGACATCATCCACTGGCGCGACAGCGCGGGTAGACAACGTTTGCGGAGGCGGCGGGGCACTCGTCCGAGGGACAGATGGCACCGAGGAAGGCGTCAGACTCGCCTCAATCTTCCCGAGTTCATAGACGGCACGTGCCGGCGGCAAACTCAGGATGCGTTGAAACTCGTCTTTATGCGTGCCGAGATGGTAGAGCAGTTGAGGCGGACTCGCAGACCGGGCGATCACGTCGCCCATCGCTTCCGTCGTCGCGTTCTGCACCGGCAGATGCTGCGTGATGGGATTCACCACCGACCAGTAGTCGGGATGGTCCGTCACGAAGGTCTCCGCGGCTTGACGATAGGCGCTCTGCAATTCCGTGGCTTCTCGGTGCGCCGCCTCGCGGGCTTGCTGATCCGCATAGGCGTGCTGCTTCCGAGCGGCCACATCCAGCGTGAACTCGGCGCTATAGACTTCATAGCGGACATCCGAGCCGGCCGGCTGCTGCGTGCTCCACGTATCGTAATCAGGAAAGGCCGCGGCAGGCGATGAGGCTGCCAGTGGCACATCTGGGCGGCTGGCCGGGACGGGTGCGGTGACTTCGGCGCGGAGTTGCGCCCGCGTCTTCAGCAGCCCGTCAATCTCGGCTTGCAGTTCCTGCTTCCGACTCTCGGCGTTCTTCTTCTTCGGTGAGCCCGGTTCCGAGGCGGGCGTGGTAGCAACCTCCGTCGAGGCGACCTGTTCCACAGGTTCGGCAGGGGATGACTCTGCAGCGGCATCCTTCGGGGCTTCGCCGGTTTTGCGCCATTCCGCCACTTGGGCGCTGCTCATCCCCGAGAGGTTCGGGAGCGCAGGGCCTGCAGGCGTTTCAGCGACCGCTGACGAGGCGGCAATCGGTTCGTCGGCCATGCTGGTTACTTTCTATCCATGGGTATGGTCACGAAGTATACACGGGTTTGCGGTCGCTATTCAGGAGTTTCATCGCCACGTCAATCTCCCGCAGGTCCATCGCGGCGTCGGCCACACCATGCCAGTCGGCCGCTTCAACCTTCAGGAGCAGATCCGAGATGATCACCGCCCGCCGCCGTTCCAAGAGCGGCAGGCTCATCATGCCGACGGCTCGGCAGGCTCAGGGGCCAGATCCGCCGCCTGTTGCCCTTGCTCCAAGGCATGCTGCTGCCCCTGGTCGGCTTGCTCGAGCGCGTGCTGCTGCCCAACTTGGGCCTCCCGCAGCGCCTGCTCGTGTTCCTGCTCGCTCAGCGTCTTCTCATGCGTCATCTGCGCCGCGGCATGCAGGGCTTCCTGCGCATGCCCGAGATGTTCCATGTGGAGATCCAGCGCCTTCGCGGACCGCTGCTCCACCGCATCCACGAACGTCCGCGCCTCTTCGGCGTCAATCTTGGCGCCGGCAATCGCAATCTGGGCGGACTGCTGAATCCACGCCAGCCGTTCCTTGCCGGCCTGCTCGACCTGCAACTGCTGGAGCTTCTGCTGCCCCTCGAGCTGCTGCTTCTGCATGTCGATCTGGCCCTTGGCCTGGGCTTCGGCTTGCTTCTCCGCCACCTTCGACTCGATGGCCTGCTTGAGTTGCTGGTTCTCTTGCCCCATCTGCTGCAGCGCGGCCTTGATCTGCGGCGGAATCTGGTCCTGGCCGTCCTGCTCCGCATATTCCGGCGGCGTCACAATCTTGGCAATCTCATCGCCAATCTCGCCCAGGTTCTTCAGCTTCACCGCGAGCCCGAGCACGGCGCCGGCCGCCTTCGGGCCGGAGACTTGGGCAATCATCTGCAGGTTGCTGACGAGCGTATCGGTAAAGGCGGCCCCTTCCGCCCGCTGGCTCTCAAACGCCGGACCTTCGCTGATCGTGACGGTATGGTCCCCCGCCACGCCGTTCGGCATGTCGCCCTTGCGCTGCATCTGGGGGTTGTTGATGCTGACCGTCTTGGCGTTGTCCTTCGCGTCCCGCACCCCGACCTCGCGGGGCGTGTCGTAGACCTTCGGGATCAGGTCTTCGACAATCACCGCGCCCTGGTGCAGCATCTCGTTGTAATGGTCGATGAAGTGGAACGAGCCCTTCTGCTGCGAGGATTCAATCTGCTGCAGGGCCACGCCGGACTTGTCATTGCGCCGCTGCGCCTGCGTCGGCAACGGACTGATCCCCATCGCCGCCTGAATCGCCCGCCGCGCCGACTCCGCGCCAATCTCCAGATTCTGGATGAATGGCTCATACGGGTTGCGAACGGGAAACTCTGGGGGTTGACCGGGCATGCCGTCGATGAACGCCTCGACCTCAATCACCGAAATAGGCTCGTGGAGTGACTTCGCAAGGTTCGCCAACTGATCAGGTTTGAGCGAGCCTCGCCGCACGAAGTAGGGAATCTTCGGGGTCATCCCCACGAGTTCCGCCTGGCACGTCCGGTAGTAGCAATAGAGCATGTAGGGATCCCGCGCTAAGCGGGTCATGCTCAGGATCTTGCGCTTCGGGCCCGACCCCTCATCCACATAGATCACCATCCCGAAGCACGACACAAACGGGATGTATTTGCCCGCCCACCGCTGCCGCTTCTCTTGCCCCGGCTTCTTCAGGATCTCGACCCCGTTGGTCAGATACATGCAGACTTCGGGCACTTGCTCCTGCCGGCGGTCCACGACCTTGGCCCCATTCGTCGGCATCTGCTCGAGTTCGTCGGTGTAAAAACCCTGCGTCCGACCGTCCGGCAGTTGGAGCAGCACCAGTTCCTTCGTGACCGGCTCGACCACCCAGTATTCGGCCACCTGGACGCGCTCCGGGGTAATCCAGGCCGGCGCCTGGCTCACCACTTCAGGCGTAAAGTTGGTCACCTGGGCGTTAGGGAACTCACGCCGAAACTCCTTGATGCTGCGCGACTGCAGATAGAACAAATAGGTCTGGTCGCTCGAAGATGGCCGCAAGGCATCCGGGTCACTCAGCACGAGATCCGGATTCTCAATGCTGTCGATCCACAGGTCCTGCACGAAGCCCTTCGGCTGATACTTGGTATTGAACCGCAGCCAGCCATAGCTCTGATGCACCGCGTTCTGGAACGCCGTCGTATAGGCAATCTGCGCCTGCGAGCGATACTCAATCTCCCGCATCTTGCCCTGGTAGAACTCAGCCGTCTGCGCGTTGGCTCCGTTGCCCGTGGGATCAAACTTCGGCGCCCGCGGGTTGGCTCTGACCTCGTTGATCAATTGATTGAAGTATTGATGGAGCTCGTCTAGGGACAGGCAGACCCGGCCAGCGTCTTCTCGAGCACGGCGGTCCTTCGGGGCCCACGGGTCCCCACCGACCACGCGCATATCTTCCTTGGCAGCATCCCGAATCGGCTTCCACTGGTCGAGGGCGTAGGTATACCGCTCGCGGAGCTCCACGAGCAGGGCATCATCGGCCGCGGAGTCACTGGATTGACGCGCCGGCAAGGGGCGGCCGGGATTCTCAGCCATCAGGACTCCGTGACCCGCAGGCGTTCGGGCAGCAACTGCTCGAGCAGCCGGCGCTCTTGCTCCGTCACGTTGGCGTGGACAACATAGGCATCGAAGTCGGTGCGGGTGCGGAAGTGATCGGCAAACCGGACGAACCGCGCCTGAAAGAGCCCACGCGGATGCTTCCCCCCGTCAGGACTGCGCGGATTCGCTCGAGCAGCGCGCCCCATTACTTCGCTTTGTGCAGGAACTTGCCCAGATTGCGATGCGGGTGCTGCTGCGCTCGCCAGTCATAGGCATAGGATTCGTGGTTCGGGTCTGCCGCGGGCTTGGCCGCACGCGCCTTCTTGACGTGCTCAGGCTTGCCCTTCTCAGAACCGACGGCGAAATCGTGCATCTGGTCGTGGGTCATGGACGACCGGATCTTCTCGGCCATCGGGAACGTGGCCCCGTGCTCCGCGGCTTGCATGAGTCGTTGCTGCGCTCGAGACTTGGCGGGCATGGCTACTCCGGGGAGATGTGGATCTGCCGCAGGAAGGCTTTATCGTCGCGGGACAGCTTCAGTAGCTGCTCAATCGCCTTGACCCAGATGGCTTGCCGTTCGTCAGGACTCATGGCCGCTAATCTCCACCGTGCCCACGCCGGCAATCTGTTCCTTCGTGAAGTGGATATGCTCCTCGAGCCGTGCATACCGACGCTCAAGAGCCGCAATCCGCTCCGTCAGTAGCGCCACAGTGGCCGGCAGGTCATCGCGCTCCGCCACCTGCAGCTTCGCCGGCTGCCAGGTATCCGTGGTCTTCAGCGCCTGATAGGGGTCCACTGGCACGGCAGTATACACCTGTTCTATGTCCATCCAACGCGGGGCCGATAGGGCGCTGGCATAGGCATGGCGACCCGCACCGGCTGCGCGAACGTCAGGGCCAAGGCGTCCCCGTCGTCCGGACTATCGACCCCGCGCTTTTTCATGTTCTCTTTGGACTCGAGCAGCACCCGATCCTGCTTGTCGTGGGTATACCCTGGCCCAGTCAGATCCATTTCGAGCGCCGACGTGCTGTCAATCGCGCCCCGCGGCAACCAGTCGCGCAGTTTGGACCACATATACGCCCGCATGTTGGCGAGCTTCGGGTCAGGGCTCTCCCCGCCGAACTGCACATCAATCACGTTGTCATAGCCCAACTGCCGGAGCCGGTCCGCAATCGGGCCACCGATGCTCCCGCCTGTGGCATCCACGAAGAGCTTCGAGACCCGCTGCCCGTCGTAGTTGCGCGTCAGGACATCGGCTGCCAGTGTGACCATCTTCATGGAATCTCGAGCCTGCGCCCCTGGCACACGGATCGGTGGTATCGAGCGCGCATCTGGTCCACGGCGGAAGCGAAACACGCATTCGTCCGAGCCTCCGCGGGCGAGGTCCAAACCCGCAATAAGCGGCTCATCTGGCAGAGCCAGCACGGCTCGAGCCTGCGCGGCCGCCACCGTGGCCGTATCAATGAACTGGAGGTCTGAGGCCGCCGGAGGCAGGCCCAGCACACGAACACGGAAGAAGTCCGAGCCTTCGCCATAGTCTTGGGCCCATTCCGCAATCTGCGTCTTGTTGGTAAACCGGCTCTCCCGACTGTCCACAACAGTGACAACATACCGTGAGCGCTGCACCCCGAAGCAGGCCGCATGGAAGGCGCCCGTAGTCCTCGTGGGGTTGCCGAACAGGAACTGCATCGGCTCCCCGTCGGTGAGACCCCCTTCGCTGACCTCGTGGATCTTGTCGGGCACCGCGGAATCTTCGTCGTTGATGTAGAAGCTGGTGCTATCGGCGGCATGCTGGCCGGCGAAGGCTTCGCTGTTCTCTTCCCGACAGGACTGCGGGGCGCAGAACCAACTTTTGGGATACTGCCGGTGATACATCCGGTTCGCCACCACCGCAAACCACGGGGCCGTAATACACAGGCCCGTCCAGTGCTGGACCGTGGCCCAGGTCTTCGTCTCCAACTGGGTAAAGGTGTTCGCGGTAATGGTCCCCTTACAGTAGGGCCGGGTAGACATGATCCAATCCACCAGCCACGCCACCATGACGGACTTGCCAATCCCGTGGCCACTCGAGACCGCCCGGCGGATAGGTTGCACGGGCGTGACCCCGTCAAAGGCGCGTGTCCTGACCTCTTTGCCCAAGTCCTCAAGGAAGGCCCGCTGCCAGGTATCCGGGCCGTCATGCTGGCTCAGGGGGCCAGGTTCGCCCCACGGGTAGGCTTCCAGCACGAAGCGCAGGGGGTCTTCAGCGCAGTCTCGGGCCCACTCGGCTAACGCCAGTTCGTCGGTGGGGCTAAGCCGTGAGGCGTCGAGCATGGCGCTGCTTCAGGACATCGACGATGTTGATGGTGATATTCAGTTCCTGGGGCTGCTCAAAGGCTTTGCCGTCGGTGCGGTCCAGCACGTCCTTGCTCGCCCCGAGTTGCACCGTCGGGAACTCGTCCCGCGCTAAGAGCTTCGCTAAGGTCTGAATCGCCAAGGGTTGCAGGGCCATCAGGCGTTCCTTGGCAGAGGCTTGCACCTGTGGGGCCGCCCCGCCGTGCATGTAGCAGACGGCACCGCCAGGGATGGGCCGACGCTTGCAGCGGTTGCCGGAGCGGCTGTGCGCCGTGCAGGGCGTAAATGGGGCATCTATGGGGTTTGTGCCGTCCATAGGGTCTGTATGCACCTTCACGGGTCCGCGGGGGGCGTGCTTAGACACGTGGCACCGAAGTATACACTTAGAGTCCAAAGGTCTTGCTGAAATCCTTAACCGCCTGCATCATTCCCTCATAATCCTTTAACTGCTTCGTCAGCATCTCCAGGCTGCGCCTAAGTAGGGCGTTCTCCTGCTGGAGACGGGAGACTTCGGCGGCAAGATCCTCCCGCATGTCTTTCACATCAGCCAGCGCCTCGCGGAGACGGGAGACTTCTGCCAACAGATCCTCCACGGCGCTTTCTGCTGAGTTATCCACGTAGTAACTCGCCTCAAATCGCCGCTGAATCTGCTGGAGGCGTGTGGGGATGTCGTCAGGCTTAGACATCAAGATCCTCTTTCGCGCGTGGACCGTCAGCGACTACTCCAAGGACAGGATCTACCGCGTCCGACAATGGGGCGAAATCCAGCACCTCTTGAGAAAGCCGACGAGCCGCCACCTCGCAGTAATACTCGTCAATCTCAATCCCAACAGCCGACAACCCAGCGTCCTTCGCCGCTCGCAGCGTGGTACCGCTACCCATGAACGGATCAAGCACCGTCCGAGCCAACGGCACAAATGACAAGCACCAGCGCATCAGCGACAGCGGCTTCTGCGTTGGATGGACGCGCGTGTTCGTGATGCCTTGGTTAGACAAGTCACGCCGACAATAGACGCCGTGGCCCTTACTCATCCACGCGACTTCCGCATCACTCAGAAACGTCTGGAAGGCGTCATCGTTACGCTTCAACCATACTAGACAGGCTCCCCGCGGAAACTTATCTGGAAAATGGTTCCAGCCCCAAACGATATGATCCCGTCCGAACGGCAGAATAAACGATGGGTCTACCGGCTCCGCATCTCCGTGAACCTTCGCCCTGACGCCGCCGCCGCGCTTCGATACCGACCCTGCGCTGCCACCACTGAATCTCGTGTTGTCGGTGTCAAGGTCGATACCGTAAGGAGGATCAGTCAACACCACATCGGAGACGGCCAAGTAAGGCAGAACATCACGACAATCACCGTGATAGATCGCAATGCCGCCATGCTCGTAGTAGGGCGTCATCTAAATCATTGTCCCGAAAGAACAATAATCGCGGCTTGGATATTCCCAAACGTATCGCCTTCTAGTAATTCCAGTGCACGCTTGATGCGATACTGAAACTCGCGGACATCCGCTTCTAGGCGAATGCGAGCCTCAATGAGAGCAGCCGTTTCGCTGTAATCAAGCGACAAACGCGGTAGATCCTGTCCTCCGGGTAGTCGCTCCCCGTCCACGCGCGACTGATCGTCGTCTTTCGTCTGTGGTGTGGGGGTGTCGTCAGGCTCACTCACAATTCCTCCAATCGCCGCCAAGTTGCCATGCACAGAGCGCCAGCACAAACTCCAGCGGCACGCCGTAATCATCAGCCAGCGCATGGTGGGCGTCACCAGCCGCCTGACGCTCACGAATGGCTCGGCGTGTCCGATCCTTGAGTAACGCCGCATTGCGCCATTGTTCAGGCGTGGGGGTGTCGTCAGGGGCGACGGGCGCGGGCTTTCCATAACGAGTCTGATGCAGCTCCGAGAGCGTGATGTCTAAGGCTTCAGCCAATCGGCGCACGAGCGGATCATCTGAGAGCAGATGGGCCTCACACAGGGCGCGGAGGTCGGGGCTATCCAACCAGCCGTTTTGGACAGGTGGACTGGCATCAGGTAGGCCACTATCGAACTCGCCTGTCCACTGTTCAGCATCGTGCTTCTGGCTCATAATCTCTCCTTCTTGGTCAGGCGGGGTGTCGTCAGGGGCGACGGGCGCGGGTCGATGGCTGGCCAGAATACGTTGAACGTCCAACGAGCACTGAACGTAGCGCGTAACGTGCGCTTCTGACACTGGCGTGCCTGCTGGACGAATCTCGCTGGCGAACTCAGCCCACTCACTCAGCATCTTCTCCAGATCGGCCTCAAGCGTCGGCGGGGTGTCGTCAGGGGGGCGGGACTCAGACATCAGCTACCTCCCGGTTCTTGAATCGCTCCAGAGAGTCAGCCAGCCGGGGCACTTCGACCGCATGAAGCTCTGGCACGTCGGCACTCAGCCAGCCGACAAGTTCACGCATTTCACGCTCGTGTGACCAACGAGCCTCGTCATGGCCGCGCATTAGAGCATTAGCAAACCACGTAATCATCCAGCCTTCATCGGGCCGTGTGCCGTGGTTGTGTTCGTAGATGTCACAGAACTCCTTCGCCCAATCGACAGCATCGAAGGACTGAAGGGGCCAATTCTCAGGTTTTGGATTCGGGGTGCTCATTGGGGGTCGGTCCTCTCAGTGCCCGCCGCCGCGATCAGGTTTTCGATCATGACGTAGACCATATCCACTAACCGCCCACGCCTGAGCGCCTGTTCTCGATAGGTCTCATCACCGTCGCCGTTGCGATCACGCTCGATTCGATGGCATATCTCGTTGAGAGCTTCTAACTCGTCTCGGCTCATCGCGCCTCCTCGGGGCCGTCGGCGGCGACAATCCGACACGCATAGCCGCATTTTGGACAGAACCGCTCATCGGCGGCCATATAGGATCGGCAACATTCACTCAATACGACGACAGGCGGCGCATCTTCATCGCCATATGGAACCGGAGCAGTGCAACCCTCCTCATGCAGGATGTTGCCGTCCACTTCCATGTTGCTACCGCAGTAACCACACACCATCTCGCTACTCCTTAGGGACGGGGCCGTCCGCCGCCGCCAGCGCCGCTTTGGCAACTAGGGCCGCTTCTTGACAGCACCCACAACAACTACTATTCGCAATCGACCGCAATGCCGTCTCCAGCGCGGGCAGCGCCACGAAGGCGCGGGCATCGGCTTCCTCACGAAACTCAGCGACGACGTTGCCGTCAGGATCGGTGAGGTTCCACCACGCATAGCGGCCTCTCAGCCTGAGCTGTTCCACGGTGAGCGGGACGGGGGTCCTCGGCATCACAACCTCTCAGAAAGAAAAGACTTAGACGCGCCGCGGGACTCCGAGACTATTCCATCGGCAGGATCTACCGCGTTTACTGACGCGGGTTCTTCCACCGGCAGCCACGCCAGGCCGATGTGATACGCCAGCGGAAAGGGGATCTTCGCAATGTGCGCCGATGCGGCCTTTCGGGCTGGACTCTTACTGCCGTGCAATCGTGAGATAGACGGCTGCGAGGCGTTGAACCAGTCGCCGCCTTGCTTGATCCCATCCTCTGTCACCGAGCCGTAACCCTTCGCGGGCGACTTCGACCGATGTTCTTCAGAGATACGGCGATGTGCTTGCACGCTTGCTGATTGAAACGAGCGACCAGAGCCATCCAAACGAAAGCCGGCAACCTTCTCCCCACGATCCCACGAGCTCTGCTCCCGATGTTTTCCGCTGCCGTTGACGGTGCCGACTGACCCTTTCATGCCTTTGCGTCCAACTATAGGCATCAACCCAGGCACATCGCCCCAGAGGTAGAAACTTCCGTGATGCCATCTCGCCCGACCCACCCACTTCTGAGCTCCACGAACGTTCTCCACCACCAACGGAATGAACCGCCCCGCCGCGTCTGATGCTTCTCGCTGAATCCGAAAGCACGCCTCGAAGAGCGTATTGTCCGGTGGTCCGAGCGCCTTCGCCTTCTTCCACGGCATCGCTCGATACGAGTAGGCTTGGCAGGGTGGACTCGCCACGATCAGGGCTGCATCCTTGAACTGCGCCCCGTGGATCGTCGTCACATCCTGCAGCACCAGCTCGCCTGGATACCGCGCCTCCCCGTAGACATGCTGCTCGATGTCGAAGCCCACCACGCGATAGCCGGCCGCCTGCAGCCCTTCCGTCCAGCCACCTAAACCACAAAAAAGATCTATAGCCAGCGGCTTCATGGCTGTTCCAGCCCCCCGCGATCCGTGCGGACGCCTGCCGGGATAGGCTCAGCTCGATCGGCGCGTGCTTGCAGTTGTGCGAGGCTCTGGCCCACGGCATGTTGCAGTTGCCGAGCCAGCTCCAAGGCTCGTGGATGGTCTCCACATCGCGCCTCGAGCAGTAAGCACAACTCTGCCACGTCTGTCATCGGTAAATAGGCCATCGGCTCGTTCTGGGCACTCCGCACAGCCTGCCCGCAGAACAGGCACCGCTCCATCTGCACGCCATCACGGTAGACCTCAGCCATGTGTCACCCCAAACAACGCCAGCGCCTCATCGACGCTCGAGACCACCGGGAAATAGGCCCGTTGCCGTAAGGTGGCCTGCAAGGGCGTCAGATGCCCTCTGGGGCGCTTCACTTCCACGGGGAGCCAGGAGCCGCGGTAGTGCGTCAGCAGGTCCGGTAAGCCTTCTTGGTTGACCACGAGCACCTCGCAGCCGATGGCCCGCAACGCCGCCACAATGGCGGCTTGATTCAGATCTTTACGAGCGACGCGCTTCATCGGCCGAATCTCGTGGGCTTGCGCGTCTTGGCTGTGGCTTGCGAGAAGTCATCCTCAGTCTTCGGCTTCGCCTTGAACCGATTGCCAGCACTACACCAGCACGGCGTTCCGAAACTGTGACGGCCGTGAATGGTGGAGCGACCACACGTCGCATCGCCAGAACAGTCGGCCATCACGAGGCCGGTGTCATCGCACTTATCGCAGAGATACTTCCATTCCCGCGTGAAGGGCCACGACTGACGCAACACGCCTTCAAGATAGCGATCACACTCCGCATCAGAGGCACCCGCCGCCTTTTGCGCGGCACGAAGCCGAACAGCTTCGGAGACCGTATCGGCTAACGAGCGTGTCGGCTTTCCCATTTCACCAGTTCTCCGTCAGCCCACGAGGCGAGGGCGAGGAATTGAGGAATCGTCCGGCTGCCTTCGTCCGCGAACTTATGGTCCGTGGTCAGAAAACAGATCGCCAGCTTCTCTAGCCGTTCGTCGGGCCATGTTTGGCAGAGCGTCACCGCCGCGGCATAGTCACGCGTCGGCCGGACGGCATAGCGAGCGCCCTTCCGGTATTCCTGATACAACCCCTGATACCGTTCAATGAACCGTCCGGCGCGTTCCGTCGTCTCCGGGTCCGTGAACGGATCGGAGAGAGACGGCCGCGCAGCGGCGCTCTTTCTCTCTCTTGCTTTTGGATCTGGTGCTGGTGCTGTATGTGCTGACTCTGCTGATTTGTCTTTGACATTGCTGACATTGCTGACAGCCGCACGACGCGCCCGCGTCTCCCGCTGTTTGACGCGGTTGTATTCCTTCCGCTCTTCCCGGCTCATCGTCTCCCGATACTTGCCGTGATTCAGGAGCAGCCAGCCACCGTCCACTTCCTTGATCCGTCGGCCCCCGTTGGTCTTCGTGCGGGAATAGGTATCTGGACTTGAGAGATTCTTCAGCGCGTCTTCACACTCGGGTAAGGTCACATGGGCAAAATCAGCCAAACCAGGGATTGAGGCTTCAACCACCCCTTCCCGATTCGACATCGCCAGCATCGTGATCCAGACAAGCCGTGTCTTGTCGTCGGCCCGCCAGATAGTGGACGCGAGAATTGAGCTAAAGAGCTTCGTGTAACCGGCCATAGATGGCATGGAGTATCGTGTTATGAGTGCTGACTGTCAATAGAAATCGTGACGGTCAATTGACTAAATTAGGTGCCGGTAGTCTCCACGCGACCGGCGGCACGTCCAAGCGCCGAAGGACTCTCCTCCCGTAGCGCGGAGCTCACAGAAGCCGATATTCAGAAATCGTGATGCCCTTCTCGTGGCGGACACGATTTTCTACGGTGTAGCCCAACTTCCTCAAATCACGACAGCGTGCGGTAAATCCCGCATAGCCGCCCACCTGAGATATGAGCCTGCCGTCTACCCACTGCCCCCGGTGCGCGTCCAGGAGGGCATACACCCGCCCCGTCAAGCTTGTGGGATTCAGGGACTTCGGGGTGAAGGACAACTCAGTCTGAGTCATAGCCGTGTCCACTCTCCCCCCTCCCGCTTGTAAGCCGCCCCATCAGTGAAGACTAGACATTCATCCGGCCTCGCGGTCGAAACCATCGTCAACGGCTCCTGTGGGGCATCCTGGCGCGTTCTAGGCCCGGTATACGTGTTGGCCTGCCAGTCGATCCGCGGCGCCTCCGTCCACCCCTCCGTGCTCCCCCGGTTCGCTAAGGCATCCAGCCACGCCTCAGACACGTAGGACGAACGGGAGGGGAACAGGCGGCTCAGGAAGGCCATCATGCCGCCGCTCGCGTATCTGCCCGATCTAGAAGCACGCAGACCACCGAGGTCCACGCCACGGGCTTCGCGGCCTTCTGGGCCTCCCGCACGGCCCGAGCGAAGCATGTGGCGGCACTAGCGGCTACAACCGTGCCTGTAGCCGTCAGTGGTGCCCGCAGGTCAAATTCAAAGGTAACCGAGTATCTGACAGTCACTGCCGCCTCGCTTTCGTGAATGTGAAATGCCCCACCGTGCCGGCAATCACCAGGTCATACGTATGCACATCCGCGTGACAGGTTGAGCACAACAGCAGCAGGTTATCCGGGTTACTCCGCAGGCTCTTCGATTGTGACCGTTTGACCACATGATGCACATGCCCCGCTTGCGCCACCCCGCTATTGCTCCGCCGCACCCGCCGGCCACACGCCCGACACGTCGAGCCATCCCGCGCCCAGACCGCCACAATGGCGTCTCGCAGCTTCTTGTCCTGATCCCGCTTCTGGTCAATGCGGTCCCGCGTGGGGGAAGGCTTCGGGAATTTCACGCAGCCTCCATGTCACCCGGTAACGGGATGTTCATCCCAAACTCGGTAGCGGCCCACCGCACGGCCCATTCGATTAGTTCCGTAAACTGTGCCGTCGTCATCTGCGAGCTGCGGACCTTGGGCAGTTCCCCGAGCCGTTCATCCTGAATCACCCCGAAGCACTTAGCGACCAAGGCGTAATGCACCGCTTCATGTTCGTGCTTGTCATAGCCGGTCTCTTGCGCAATCAGCGGCACGATGATGCCCCACCACAGCCGGTTCTGCTTGTCGCTGCGCTTGTTGTAGTGACGCTTCACCGTCACGTCCACCGGCTGCCCTTCCAGTGACTTGAGCCAGCCAGAGCGTTGATACCGCTCCCGCGGCTCGAGCACCAACACGCCCTTCTCCACCACGCCATGAAACACCGGAATCACCGTAACCCTCGCACCGCTTCGACTTCGGCATCCACCTCAGCTAAAAAGGCTTCCACCGCCCGCTGATATGCCGCCATGTCCAACGTGGACGCCTCCACCCGCACCAGAAACGTCTGGAGGTGCGCCGGGAACCGCGGATCATAGGACATGAAATCCGCCCACTTCGCCCCCGTTACCCAGAGGTTATGCCGCACTTGCGGCAGGTAGTCGATGGGCAGAATCGCCCCCCGCAGATACTTGAGATGCGTGGCCGACTTCGGCGCCTTGAACTCGGTGATGCCCTCGAAATCGCCCACATGCCCGTCCAGCGAGCACCCGACCATCAGGGATGCATGGCTGATGAAGCCTGTCCGCTGCGCCATGAGGCCCGTTAACGCCTCGTAGGCGGCAAAGGCGGCCGGCTCTTGGTCTATCCCCCATTGCATCGCGGCATTGATGAATCCGTCCTCTTGCACGCTCTGGGTCAGCCGCTCCACGACCAACTGGGTCCGAAGGTCACGGCGGGCTGCGGCCTCTCCGGTCTTGATCGTCGCCAGCATGTCCGCCGACCGTGAGCCGGTCAGGCGCCCGAGGCGGGCCTGGAACCACTCAGGCGACCGCTGCTCCGCCTCGCAGACCGTGAACGGATGCGCGGCGATCACTTCGCCACCAGCTTCAGCTTCACATCAGCCATCGCAGACTGCGCCTTCAGCGCTTCCCATCGGCCGTTATCCGTCTCCGTCAAGTGCTTGCGGTAATCCGGCGCCGAGCTCTGCCACGCCGCCTTGAGCTTGTCGGACCCGCCATCGGCCACGCCTTCCAGTTTCTTCAGCCACTCGTCATAACCAGACGGGGCGCTGGCCTTCGCCACAGGCTGCGCGACCTTCGGGCGACCGTGCGCGGCTTCCCCGTCGTCGTCCGTCGGGGCAATCCCAGCGAACGAGAGCAGCGCATACCTCCGCAAGTAGGTGATTGCAGACCCGACCGACTGCGGGCTGGCGTCCTTCATCTGGCACGATAACGTCCCGGCCATCCACTGCCCAGAGCCGTGAATCAGCCGTGTCTCCACCGTCACCCCGGCGCCGAATTCGGCCGTCAGCGAGATAGACGGCGACTGCACCACGGCAATCCCGTTCTTGCTCAACGGCCCGACACAGGCATCCCGCACGGAGGCTAAATCGGGATACGCATTCCGAAAGTGGGGATTCGTGGAGTTTTTAGCAGCGCCTTCCATCTCCGCTTGCGCCTTCGCCAGTGCCGCCGCCAGTTCCCCGATCTGCTCTGAAGTCGTCATGTCTGCTCCCTTGCCAACCGCTCTGCGGCCGGCGCGTTAGACGTGTTTGAGATGTGAGAAATCTTGCACGTAGCCCCGATAGATGAGCCGATGGCTCGTCGTCTGGTAATGCACAATCGAGCCGAGGAGTGAGCCGGTATAGTCGCAATCCGCGCACCGGCAGAGCAGCGCCTTGAGAGGCTTGCCATCGCCGCTGGGCATCGCAGGCGCCCCGCCATAGGTCCGATGTTCGTCTCTCATTTGCACTCCTTCCGCACCTGATACCGCCGATAGGCCCGCACCAATCCAGTGCCCAGCACGTCCACCACACCCCACACAAACGCCAGCAGCAAGAGCGCCAGCGAGAAGTAGAGCCAGAACTGCGCGGTCATAACTTGCCCTCCGCTCTGGCGATAGCGACCAGTAACTGCTCCATAAAATCAGGACGCACTCGCGCAGACTCACGGAGCGCCCGCTTGCAGCACGCCAACAGGTCAGGCGCCGCAGCAATCAGGGCAGCGCGTGCGTCACGGTCTTCGTGCTTGTCCACGCGGGCCACGCGCCCCTCGTCAGCCAGCACCGCGATGGCTCCGTCGTTGTGCGTCGTGGTGCCAATGTGCCACGTCATCGCATCACCAGATCCGTCGCCAGCTTCCCCGCCAGCGTCGTCAGGCTCATCACGTCCAACTCAATCCCCCGCAT